CCGGCGGTTCCCGTCTTAAATTGCAGGATCATGTGCTTGCGGTGGCGCAGGACCTTTCGGAAAACACGGCGCTGATGTGCTACATACAGCTTTCGTTGCTTGGAATAGCTGCTATCATCTATATCGGGGACAGCCTGGAAGAACCGTATCGCTTCGATCCGCTTTGCACACCGCCTGCGGATAACATATGGTTCACGCCGATGTATTTCAGCGATGTATGGAATGGGAGGAGAAAGGTGCGGATGATCACCAGGATAACAAATGCAGGGAGGAATAATAATGGACGAAAAGTTCTGTGATTACTTTGACAGGTGGGTCAAGGAGTTCAAAGAAGGCAACATAAGAGAGGTAACTCTTGACAAATATTACTGCACCTCAAAGGCAATTCGGAAAATAGCACCCGATCTCATGATGTCGGAGCTTGACCGAACGGCGTATCAGGGAATACTTAATGTTTATGGCGAAACACACGAGAAAACCACGGCTCTTGATTTTCACCATCACCTTAAAGCGTGCATATCTGACGCGAGAAACAACGGAGACCTGAAGAACGACCCCACGTATAAAGTTGCTGTCAAGGCTATGGCTTCAAGAGAGAAAAAGCCTAAATTCCTCAGTCAGTTTGAAGTGCAGCTTCTTGTTAAAAGTCTTAACCTTGACGGCAAGTTAGGTTATGACCATCTTCTTTTTCTCATCATAAAGACCGGATTAAGATTTTCGGAGGCGCTGGGGCTTACGCGAAAGGATTTTGATTTTGCAGCGCAGACGATAACTGTCAATAAGACGTGGGGTTACAAAAAAGGAAGCGGAGCGCAGTTTGAGCCCACGAAAAACGCTTCATCAATCAGAACTATACAGGTAGACTGGATCACGCTTCAGAAGTTTTCTGACCTCATAAAGGATATTCCGGAAAACGAGCCTATTTTCAGATATGGTCGGCAATATAGCATGTGTAATTCATGTGCCAACGATATTCTTGAAGCAAAATGCAAGCAACTCGGAATACCTGTGATATCCGTTCATGGTTTACGGCACACGCACGCTTCTCTTCTCCTTGCCGCCGGGGTATCTATTGCAAGCGTGTCAAAGAGGCTC